CTTCATTATTATCTGCATCCATTATACCACTCATAACTACTCTAAAGCTGTCACCCACTTGAAAACCATTTGCAGGTACTGATAATGAGCCAACACCACCATCTATTAATGTAGCTTCAACAGTACTCCCTGAAATGGGAGTACTTGTTCCCGTTTGTGCAAATAATCCTGCAGATGCTGGTGGTACTAATGGAACTATAGTGTTTACTATAGCATTAACTGGAACTACTGTAGGTTTATAATCTCCATCATATTTACCATCTTTTGTACCAACGACAAATAAATCATCAGTTTCCAGGACAGTTTTCACCATCCTGGTTTTGATGAGGTTAAATATGTTAGTAAGATTATTAAGCATTATGGATTAACAATCAAGAAATGAATGTTTAATGGTTGATCCAATGGTCCAGAAGAATCTGGATTTCTAATAATAATTCTTGTAGAATTACCTAATGCAGCAATTTCTGAAGATACTACTGGAGTACCTGTTCCAACAGCTGGATAATCAACACTTAAAAGTAAAATTGAATTTGCTTGTATATTCGTATTGTTTAAGTCAAATACATCTGGTGTACCAGGTGCAGTTGATGCAGCTACTGTAGTAATAACTCCTGAGTGAGTATTTAATGTAACAGCAGTATTAATACTTGTTAACTGAGTTACAGTACCTGTATCATACAATGATTGTAAAGGTGCTGCATTTACAGCCATTGGTAAATAGCTATCATCTCTATTAGGGTCTTTTGCTCCAATAGCAATTAAACTGGGGGTATCAGTAGGTAGAGTTGTTCTATAGTTTCCACCTTTAATCCAAGAAATAAAATTTAAAATATCCATGATGTTTTGTTTTTATAAATAATTAAATACACTATATCTATAATATAATGAAAATTATTTAGATAGCAAAGTAATATAAAATAAAAATCCCCAGCTTTGCAACCGGGGATCATTTTGCTGTATTGCTAGAAACGAGGATAGAAACACAGGCTAGAGTAGTAGGCCAATTGATAGTGCAATTGCTAACATAACAGCAACACAAATATTTGCAAGTTTAAAATCATCTTCATTAATTACATATTGTTGAGTAACTCTATCATATACAGGTTTATATAATATATGTGCTACTAACCACAATGCGGCTATAGTAATAAACATAATAATAATTACAAGTATTTTCATCACTTCATTTTTAATAGTTTCTCAGTCATGAGTAAAGCTCTTGTTAAATCTCCTATAGTTTGATCAAACAAAAGACTCTTTACTGGTGATCTGTTTTCATTATAGTTATCCTTAAGATCTTCTGCTAATTTAGAAAAGATCTTTCTTACTTCAATAATTTGCTCAGACTCATTGATCTCTTCTGAGTCCAAACCTACTAAAATATCCCCGAAAGAATATATCTTAGTTTCTTTAAAAGTTATTTCTTCACTCATAGTCTATCTATTCTTCGTTGTAAATATACTAAAGCTTTTTGTAAATCTTCTTTTTTATTAGAAGTTTTTTTACCAGCTCTTACTAAATACTTTATAACATTCCCTAGATAAAAGTCTTCATCTAATCCCCAGGCTTCTAGTACATTAAATACCTCATAAGTATTTCCTGCACCACCATAATACTTGGGTCTATCAAGATTTATAATCCTATCTGTTAATGGTATCTGTTTAGATACTATCTTATCAAACGGTGTATACATTTTACTGCTATACAATTGTTCTGATTCTTCTGTAAAATTTACCATACTATTGCAATGTCTCTTTCAGCTACCATTAATTTTACTCCATCTTCTAGCTCTACTGCTTCAGATGCTTGTAGACCAGTGATTCCCATGTACACTTTATCCCCTACCTTTACTGATTCTACTTCATCCCCGATAGCATAAACTTCTAACTTAGTCCATGTTTTTCTCATGTCCATTTCAAGAGCCATCTTGTCAGCTTCACTTAATTCAAATGGAGATTCTTTCATTTCTGGTTTGTTTAACAAAACCCTTTTTCCTTTTAGTTGCATTTTATTGGTTTTTAATTTTTCAAATAATTCTCTAGCTTGCAGGTTGTCTTCTGCAAGATTAGTAGCCTTTTCCCAAAGTACTTTTTCTTCTAGAGTCACAGACAAATATAAACAAAATTTATTTACCTTGACCTCTATATAATTTTTTATAGTTTTTACTAGATTTTAATTTGCTAGTTTTTGCTTTAGCATGTACACCTGGACGAGATACTTTAGGCGACTCTAGTTTTGTAGTAAGTTCTTTTATTTTTGCCATGATATAAATAATTAAGTACTATATAATATACTCAATTATTCGTTATCATAAAACATTCTATCTGAATCTTCTGTATGCCACTTATCAAACCCCTCGCAATTATAATAATCTTTGTTTACTAAATAATCTGGTCTCTCAGGGAATGGTTTGGTAACAAAGCTAGGCTCTGACCATTTGATTCTGTTATTTGGTTGTAAAGCTATCTGCCCATTATCAAGTAAAATAATGTGGTGGCTTTTATGCTCTAGTGGATCCTCAGCTAAAGACAAATCTGTGTTAGGGTCATTACTTCCCCAGTTGATTGTAGCATAATAACTACCTGGGTAGAACTTGTGGTCTTTCATGTATACCTCTACCTTGGTATCATACAAATATGATAAGTGTATCAAAGTAAAGTTATATGAGAAACAATTCCATATCTGTAGAAAGTGGAAAGGTAGATCTGGATCTGGTAACTCTGGCTCTGTCAGTAGGGCATGACTAGGTAGCTTATCTCGTAGCACGCCATTCTCTAACAATACCTGGAACAGTGCAGCTTGTCCCGGCATACATCTTACTGATATTACTACCCCCGGGGTAAATTCTCCATGACCTTTCTGATGCTGGTACATGTACTCATTCCTAACAAATACCTTGAGAGGAAAGAAGTTGTGTTCTATATATGCCATAATTATTTATTAGTAATATTGTTTTGACTATAGGCATCACACTTCTGGGTAGACTTACACCCAGTCATCATGTACCCAATAGCTAATCCTACACATATACCAAATACATATAGGATAAATAGTTTCCATTTTTCCATATAACAAATATAAATAAAATAACAAAGGCCCGGGCTTTTAACTCCAGACCTTTGTGCTATTTATAACTTAAACTTAAATAACATAACAAATATAAAACTTAATTTTAAAATTGACAACCGGTAGGGGGATAATTTATATTAGGGGGTGTGATGGGTGATATATAAAACACCCCCCGGGGGCCAAGGAAACTGGGTACACCCCCCATGAATCTGAGGCAGCAATGTCATATTCTAGGTGCAAAAACAAAAAATATTCTACCAGGAAAAATATGTTAACCCATACATGCTAGGTTACATGCTATGTTGTATAGTATATATAGTATAGATATATCTAATATGTGTTGTGTCAAGATGTGTGGTTGCCGCTGTGCTACATCTATCTATCTATCTATGTATGTATGTGTAATACATCCCCTTGTCATACTATTCATAACCATTAAATACATTTATCATGAAAGTTTACTATGCCGTTATCACTGATAACAATGACCAACCTGTGTTACAATTACAATACACAGCTAGTGCAAGACATGCAGCATTCTTAGGAAAGCAATATGTAGATAATGTACCACCTGCTCAAGGCTTTAAGATTCGCATGATGATACTCAAAGCTATTGATATTGTTAGGCTCCTAAACTAGGGGCTTAACAATAGTGCAATCCCCTTGCTCTACTACTAATAACCATTTAATTCTTTTACCATGAAATACAGAACTGTTTTTATTGAAGTGCCTTGTGGAAATGCAGAGGCACTCATCCAAGCTCAAACTAAAATAAACCAATGGACTACCACAGGTTTACTCAAGAAGTTTGAAACTCATAGTACAGGAACACATTGGTTGTTCCAAGTGCTACTGATTAAACAAGAGGGGGAGTAATCTCCTTTTTGTTTATACAATCCCCTTGTTATACTATTAATAACTATTAAAATATAAAGTCATGATTAAAACTATTCAGTATGTTTCTTTAAGTATCCTGTTAACAATCTTTCTAGAAGGTTTGTTAACTATGGGTTGGGCGTTTAACTTCAACAAGTATGGAGTATTTGCTTGGTTAGTTCAAGCAATTATACTTACCACAGTTGTTACAACAGCATTAAGGATTAGGCAAGAAGAAGGGGAATAATTTCCCCTTTTTTTATTTATCCCCTTGTTATACTATTCTTAAACCATTAAAACTATTTGTTATGCAAGAACCAATTGACAATGACTACAGTGAGTTCCTTACAAGGGAAGAGGAACTGTTAATGCAGGATAAGGAAGAACTTATCAAGCATATACTCCGGCTTGAAGCAGAATATATTGCAAGTCAAGCAGACAGAGAAGAGCTACCTTGGTAGTTCTTTTTTTTCTTATAAAATACATCCCCTTGTTCTACTATTATTGAACCATTAAATTATTTATTATGTTAGTACAAAGTATTATTGCTCTCATTAGAGCTGAAATCATTAAGTCAGGACAAAAGCCCGACAACAAGTATCTTAACTCATTAACCAAGTTAAAGAGAAAAGACTTGTATGACCTACTCAATTCCTATAAACAGGAAAACAAGCTTATGGTTGATTAAGGGGGAAACCCCTTTTTTTCCTTAAGTACATCCCCTTGTCTTACTACTTATAACTATTAAAATTATTTATTATGGAAACAATTAACACAAGAATTGCTATTTTAAGAGCACTTGATATGCCTTCAACATGGTGCAAAAAAACTGACCATTTGAACCCAAATGATAGGGTATATATCACTACAGAAAAACCTGCAAGTAATATGTCTATTGAAGAACTTGAAGCCCTCATTGAAGATAAGAAAGCTAATGCTATCATAACAAAAGCAAAGGAGCAATTGTTTGAAGCAATAGATATTCTTAAAGGGTATGGTGCTGACATTGATATTGATGTTATTGATATCAAAAGACCTGATTAGGTTTAACAGATAAAGAGGGGGGAGTAACATCCCCTTTTTATTGTGTAATACATCCCCTTGTCCTACTAATCTTAAAATTTAAAACTATGATTGCAAAACTTATCTTTACTTGGTACCTACTAACAGGTACAGTTCAACCTGTAGACAATGTTGACGGGAGAACAATCTATGCTATGCCTGATTCTAATATAGAGTATGCTTATGAAGCAGAACTCATAGAGTATATAGAGACAGGAACATTTGAATACAATGAAGACTTGGAGGATTAATTCCTTCAGGTCTTTTACTGTTCTTTACTATTATTAATTTAAAACTATTTACTATGGACAAGGAAACTATATTACAAATTACGGATATGCTTAAGAAAAAGATTTCTCAGCTAAATTACATGCATCAGCAATCATTGGCAGATGTTGCTGAGTATGATATTGAGTATAATAACAGGTATTATTTTGAATTCAATCTCTTAAAAGATGTATTAGGGGAAATTGAATTAATTAGGTTTGAGAATAAAAAAGTAATAGGGGAGTAATCCCCTTTTCTTTTTTTGAAAAGTTAGCCAAGGAGTGTTAAGTATCCACACGGTGGAGCAAGTAGACTTTGGTACTGATAATCAAGCAGTTACAAAATGTGATGG